ACTTAAAACATTAGCGATCTTTTGAAACATGATTAAATTCGCAATAATTAAAGCACTTTCGTTTACAAGTGTGCTTGTGTTACTACTAATTGTAGCTCTGTCACCTTTATACGTCACTATGAGTTTGATGACAAGGCAAATGACAACTGAAACTAAGTAGCCAGCTTTCTACGATAAAATCTTGTTTTACAGGCATTAGAGCAATATTTCCTTCTTTGCTCTGTTGTAGCAAACACTTTACCGCAGCATCTACACTCCTTTTCTATTATTTCGCAGTAGACTTTTTTTCAGTTTTAGCCTCTATTCTATCCTCTAATATTGCATTTATAGCAATAGCTCTTTCTTGACAATTTCTCTGAATCTGTGCAGCTTGCTCAAAACTGTTTTGTAATGATTTAAGTTCTTCTTTAAGCTCCTCGTCTGTTTTGCGAGACATAAATTTATATATGGTTATTTTAAGTGTAACAAAACTAAGAGAAATTATCTACACAGTAATACCAGGTAACTGCAACCCTTTTTTCACCAGTTTCTAATGGAGTAGAACAGTGAGTAAAGCACCAATTTGATGGAAAAAATAATCCATATCCTGCTTTTGGTCTGTATTCGTGATGTGGCAACATTTTAAATTTTGTTGCTCCACCGTCAAAATCATCTTTTAAATACAAAACAATAGAAATTTGACGGTGATAAAATTCACTTTTTGGGTCGGTACAGGTATCAAAATGCCAATTATATTTTTGATTCTCAGTGTATTGTAAAATTTGTATCCCTTCTCTATATGAGCTTGTTTCTTTCGCTCCAATAACAGGATAACTGTCTAAAACTAAGTCATAATTAAAAAGTCTGTTTTTATATTTAATTAATGCTGTGTTAAGTTTTTCATGCAGTAATTTTGTAGCAGCTTCATCTTCATTCATTGAAGTTCCAGTGCTTGATCTAATACTGCTATCTTCTCTAGCACTTCCATTTGAATCAAAAACAGTATTGGTTTGAAAATCCAAAGTATCTATATAGTCATTGATAATTTTTAAGTTTTTATTATCAAGAACTTTTATCTCCTGTATAAACTCTTTCAACTACCTCCTTCTAGTGCTGCAACTCTAGCTTCTAACTCTTTAAAGGCTGCTATTAACATTGGAGTAAATTTACCATAATCAACAGTTTGATAATCTTCTTCTTGTTCTTCAGGTTTATCATACTTATTCCTTATTCCATCTTTTGTACCTGTAACTAAGAAATCAAAATGACCAGTTTCTTGAACTTCGTGAGCAATAAAACCACTTATTAATTGGTCATCTGTAGTATTGTTCCATTTAAAATTAATAGGATTTAAAGTCTTTATTTTTGTTGTTGCGTCAGTTATTGGAGAAATATCTTTTTTTAATCTGTAATCTGAACCGCTATTATAAGAAACACCGCTACCACTTTTAGAAATTCCACCAATTCCACTATTATTACTTTGAAATTCTAATAAGTTAGGATTACTTGTTTTGCTGTTTATAAATAATGCAGTTCCATATCCTGAACCAGTTTTAACTATTGTTATAGCTTCAAATCCTACATTGTGAAATGCAGACCATCCGCCTGTAGTCAAAGTACCAGTTGAAGCAGATTTAGAGTGCCAGTTTTTCCCTATAAAAGTACCACTACTTCCAATATCAACGGTTGTAGGAAGTCTTGCGGTATTTAAAGTTCCTGATGAAATTTGACTTGCATCAGTAACTACCCCTCCCGAAGGACCTGTTGGCCCAGTTGGTCCTGTAGGCCCTGTTCCTCCTGTACTTCCTGTAGGTCCAGGTGGCCCAGGTGGTCCAGTTGGCCCAGTTCCAGAAGGACCTGTCGGACCTGTCGGACCTGTATTTCCAGTTGGACCAGGAGGTCCAGTTGGTCCTGTTCCAGAGGGTCCAGTGGGTCCAGTTGGACCAGTAGGGCCAGTAGGTCCAGCAGGGCCAGCAGGTCCAGTAGGGCCTGTAGAACCTGTAGCTCCTCTGGGAATAGTAAAGTCAAAAGTAGCAGAACTTGACGAACCAGAATTAGAAACTGAAGCGTCTGTTCCTGCGTTTCCAGTGGTTGTAGATCCAACAGCTATTGTTGCAGCAGCACCAGCAGGACCAGTGGGACCAGTTGGCCCTGTAGAACCTGCTGGTCCAGTTGGACCTGTAGCACCATCATCACCAGTTGGACCCGTAGGACCAGTAGGGCCCGTTGGACCTGTAGGACCAGTTGGGCCTGTAGAGCCATCGTTTCCATCAGAACCAGCAGGACCAGTTGGACCAGCAGGACCAGTTGGACCAGTAGGCCCAGTAGGGCCTGTAGGACCAGCAGTCCCACTACCTGATATTTCAGCTACAGTGCCATCATCTTTCTTCGTAAATAATTTACCATTATCAGTTCTTATTGCTACTTCACCTGTAACTAGATCACTAGCACCTGGATCGCTACCACTTCCTCTTTTAAGTCGAATTTCATTAGCCATTGGCTTTTACCTCCTAATAGCTTGATTCAATAAGTTCCACCGTCTATGTTGAAACCAGACGTTGCACCGTCTTCTAAAAATGTTACCAGATCGGTTAAAGCTACTTGCTTCATCGTACCAGCATCATTAGTTACAAAACGATCCCCTGTTGCCAAGGTGGTTGATGTTGCAGATGTAGTTCCATCACAAGCTGCATTTATTTCTGTTGCTGTTGCTGTGACTCCATCTAGAATATTTAATTCTGCTGCTGTAGAAGTTACTCCGTCTAAAATATTTAGTTCAGAAGCAGTAGCAGTAACACCATCGAGAATATTCAACTCAGCAGTAGTTACAGTAGCACCATCAAGAATCTGTAATTCTGTTGAAGTTATTGCAGCTAAAGCAGAAGAAGCACCTGACTGCATACCTGATAGGTTGTCCAAATCAGCATCATAGGCTTGAACATTTGTACCGATTGCAAGACCAAGAGAAGCTCTAGCAGTAGATCCACTTTCAAGAATAAAGTTTGAACCATCCCCAACAATAAAATTACCGTCAGTAGGTGTAAGTCCAGCAATATCTGTTAATTGTGCGTCAAAAGCTTGAACATTAGTTCCAATTACAAGACCTAAAGCTGTTCTAGCTGCACTTGCACTTGTAGCACCCGTTCCACCGTCACTAATAGCAAGAGTTCCTGTTATAGAACTTGCAGCTAAATCAACAGCTAATTCAGTAGATTCAATGACAAGACCGCCATTGGATTTTAAGTCAAGAGATAAAGTATTTCCTGACTTATCAAGGCCATCTCCAGCCGTAATTTGACCAGCACCAGAAAATTGTGTAAAGGCTAAGTTATTTGTACCAACAACCGCAGATCCTTTATTGGTGCTACAAACAAAACCATTATCAGCATTTACAGTTCCCTGGTCTACAAATACAAATACAGAAGAAGCATCATCACCAGTAGCTAAATCATCTGTTCTTGCCCATGTACTTGCTTTGCAAAGATACAGTCCATTTTGACTTGCTGTACTTTGGTCTTTAACAAGTACTCTTTCATCAGCAGAAACCGCCACACCATCAATAGTTTGCGTACCAGATAAAGTAATGTTCGCTGTGGTTGCTACTTTTACAGCTTCCTTAATATCTAATCCTTGACTGACTCCATCTACATAACCTTTTGTGGCAAAATGAGCATCAGCAGTAGGAGTTACCCCTGTTACTGGGTTTGTTGCACTAGCTAATTGATCTACTCTATTTGTTTGAACACCACTATCAAAGTCACTAATTTTTGTATGAGCAATGGAAGGAATATCAGCAGCCACTAAACTTCTAAATGTAGGTGCAGCAGCACTTCCAGTTGTAGGACCAGCTAAAACAATATTTGCATTTTGTGTCTCAGTTTTACTAAAAAACGCACCAGAGCCTCCAATCGTAATTATCGAACTCGCAGCAGGAGGTGTTGCTCCATCATCACCAAATCCATAGTACAACTTCAAATCTGCTTCATTAAAAGCTACTTCAGATGGAGATAGACTAGAAGGTGCACCAGCCGATCCACTAGCTGATCTTTTTTTAATTCTTATAGTATTAGACATGGCTTAGAAGTTTCCTCCGTTAACGAGTGTAAGTTTGGTGGTAGTTGCATCTGCTTTTAATGTACCACTAGATTGGTGATAGTACACTATTGAATTGTCTACTGCACTGCTTGTATCTACAGCAGTAGAGGCTCCCTGAGGGCCTTGGGTTGCCACTGTGACAACAGAAGTCTCTCCATTAACAGTAACAGTATTTTTAGTAGTTGAAATGTTTACAGAGGTCATGTTGATGTGTAACCTTCACTTACAAATATAGTACCTTCTAAATAGTATTCTTTGTTGCCCGATCCATCTACTAATAAAACATCATATTTTAAAATATCTGGTGTAAAAGTAGCTGTCTGTACATCTGTCAATGCAATACTTACTGATCCTGCTGTTCTATCTGTATAAGTTGTTGTAAAATCTGCATATTTTGTGGTGCGTGTTTCTTCCCAAACCTGTGCTACCACAGTAAATCCTGTTAAATTTATTGCAGCATTATTTCCATCTTTAAAAACCAAGGGAATGGAATGGTCTGATCTTCTTTGAACTGTAAAATTATATGTTCCAGGTTGGATTGCCATTAACTCGCCTCAAGTGCAGCCACTTTAATTTCTAATGTTTCTATTTTAACTATTGCTTCTTGTAATGCAGCAGTTATTAAAGGAACTAATTTAGAAACATCAATAGCTTGATAAATTGGTTTGCCATTAGAGTCGACTTCATCTTTGGCTCCTGTTGTCGCTTCAGGAACAGCAGTCACTTCGTGAGCGATAAAACCATCTACTGTTCTATCGGTAAATGTTTTAAAATTAAATCTGCGTGGTTTTAATGTTTTTAATCTTGTAATACCATCAGTTAAATCAACAATATTTTCTTTTAGTCTGTAATCTGATCCACTGTTAAATTGTATTCCAGTGCCGTCAGTGGTTATCGTGCCAACATTAGTACCATTATATTCAAATTCGTGCATCCGGCCTTTACCGTTTGTGTCAGGAAGTCCAGCAGAAGCTAATCTATTTATAAAGAAAGCTGCTCCTAGAGCATTACCACTTTTTACAAGAGATAACATTTCAAATCCAGCACCATTATTATTTTGGCTATTCATAAAAGCATAGCCAGCAGAATTTAAAGTATCTCTTGTGTGGTCATGTGAAATTAAAGATCCTTCCTGTATTCCATCACCCATAAATGAAATTCTTTCAACACTGTCTGTTTTGAATACCATGTTGGCTGCTTCATCAGTATCTATTACCAAATCTCCTGTACCCCTATGAACTAATTCAGTCGAACCATTAGCACCAGCCCTTCTTTTTATTTGAAAACCACCGCTTGTATAAGTTGTGTCGGCAACTAAATTTATGTTTGAATCTGAACTATTACTAGAGTTTGTTTTTACACTAAAATTTGCGACACCTGAAGTTGGTATGACATCTAGTATTCCTTTAACAAGAGTTCCATTAGTATTAAATTCTGCCATTTGAACAGAATTATTTGAGACTCCTATAACATTTGTTCCAGCTTTGTAAAAACCTGTGCTTGCCTGGTTTCCAAAAGTGTAAGAGGGATCACTAGCACTTCCGTCAGGTCCAAAAAAGTTTCCATTTGCTAAATGTATAAACTCTATTCTGTTTGAAGCATCTGCCTTGTAAAAACTCATACGCCCTGTTCCAGTGTTGGCGTACCACATATAGTTATACTTAGTAGTTGGCTCAGTACCATATCCGTTATTTTGTCTAATTGCTTCAAAAAGATTATTTAAGTCAGTACGGACATTAGCTCCTGTATCATTATCAACTACATAATCATCTGGTTTGGACATTTTAAGTTCTCTTTTTACTTATTATATTAACCTGAACCATAGCCAAAAGCACTATATGTGAAATTTCTGGCCACAAAACCTGAACCATTTTTAATACTTACCACAAATTGTGATGAAGAAACACTATCAATAGTGAAGAAATCACCTGATTGCATATTATTTATATTTATAAAAACAACAGGATTAAAAGCAGATGTGCTTCCACCAACGGCTGTAGTACCTGTAAAGAATTTTTTAGCAAAACTTACAGTAGTTGCACCACTTCCAGAACTTGTAAGAACACCATTTGTTGCACTTGAATTATCAATACTTCTTTCGGTCCTGGCTTTAAATACAAAATTCACGCCTAGTTCAGCTATTGCTATATTTTTGTAACCACTATCATTAAGAACATCAATTTTAAATGATAAAGTTCTTGCGGTCATTTCGGTGTTTGTAAAAGTTTCAAAACTTGTGCTGGCTGTACCTGTCTGACTTTTAGCAACTTTGAATGTAACCGTTCCACTATCTCCTGTTTCACCTGATCCAGTAAAGTTGCTTTCGGGCCAGGTATTTATAAGATCAGTGTAATCATCCCACAAGGTAACTGTATTAAAACCAGATTTTTTGATATGTGTATCAACTTCAAACCTAAAAGCAGCACCTAAATCTATATCATTAGCATTAAAGGTATAGTCTCCAGTACTAGATATACCACCAGTAAGAAGATCTAAAGTTGCGAAAGTTTCTGTGGCAGTCGTTAAATTATTGAAATCAGTTAAGGCATCAAAAGTCGTACCAGTTGTTAAAACTAAAGCATTGAGTGAAGTGCTTTTCACCATGTTTGTTTTGTTTCCAGAAAAAGTTGATTCTTCTCTTATTGATACAGTTTTATCATCACTAGCTACTAATTTATTTACGACAACAGAAGTTGCACTATCTGATTCATTCTCAACAGAATCAATAAATTTAACTAAATATTCGCCATTTTGATAATTATTAATAATAATTTCTGTTGAACTTCCATCAACATCTTTTTCAAATTCAGCATTTACATAAGTACCAGATCCATCTGTACTGGTATGATATTTTACTCTTACTAATCCAAAATTAAGAACGTCTTGATCTTCGGAAGGATCGAATCTTAATATTAAATCTTTACCACTTTCGATTGCTCTTAAATTCTGTACATTAGCGATTGGTCTTACCGTGCCACTGGCAACAAATGTAGCTTCAGAAGCATCAAGGCTTGGAAGTTCACTTGCCGAAATTGATTTTAAGGAAAACTCATAAAAACCAGCAGGATTATTATTTATAATAAATTGATTTGTAAATTGATAAATAACAAAAGGTCCGTTGCCACTTTGCTTGTAACTAAGTTGATATTTTTTAGCACCATCAACATAACCAAAGTCTACAATAAGTCGACTTGTCGATTTTCCATTTACTCTAACTAATTCTTCTGAAATATTAAAAATCGGTGGTGCTGGTAAACGATCTAATAAGGTTGTTGGATCTCTTCCGATTCCATTTCCTAAATCAAGAGTATCAATATAACTATATTTATCGTCATCATAGACAATAGCAGTAATGTTAAAAGTAAAATTAGTAGTCTGTTTGATATTTGTAACTCTAAACTTTCTATGTTGTATGTTTCCTGTCTTTACTGCCCAAATCGTGCCAGCTTGTGGTTCGGGACTTAAAGCTGATGATAATGTAACTGTGCTTCCAGACACTGCATCTATTGTTCTTTCTTGTAATCCTCCGTTTTTATCAATAACTAAAAAATTATCACCAACAACTCCAACTGTTGTACTTGTACTGTCATCTACTACTAAAACTGTTGGACTTGTAACTGATTTAATTCGGCCACTAGCTCTAAAAGTTTCTTTTAACCTATCAGCAACTTTTATAATCATAAACGGTTCTAATATTGATGCAGCTTCTAAACCACATTGAAAAGTTATTATTTCGCTTTCAAGTAAATTTGTATATAAAATTGTTCTTCCTAATCTAATAGCTTGTGATCTATCGGTTGTGAATAAGGCTTGAATATTAGTTTGATTAACGCCATATTTATCTTCAAAAGCAGGAGATATTTGATCGCTACTAACAGAAACCTGATCTAATTCCTGGATATCATTATTGAAATAGGTAACATTAACTTGAGTATATTTTTTATCTTTATCAATTCCTGAATAGCTAAATTTTCCGTCAACTACATTTGCATTTGTAAATAAATAAGATGTTGTTGATTCTAATTTATCTAAAGCTATTTTTATCGAACCATTTTTGTAATAAACGGTTGCTCTCATTAAAGCAGCTACTTGTCTTATAAGATCTATTGCTTTTTTTCTTTGATTTATAACACCATTAAATGAATATCTTGGTGTGCTTTCACCTGTAACAGGTGTTGAACAATATTGACTAGCAATAAAGAAAGATGCCTTATCAATTTTACTTTCACTTATATTAAGTCCGTAATCTTGTGTTAATAAAGCATATAAAATCCAAGCTGGATCAGTTGTCCATCTTTTTTTAGTAACATCATTATTTAAATCTACAAAAGAATAGCCTGTTGGGTACAGTAATCTTCCATTAACGCTATCAACAGGGACCGTTCCATCATTCGTACCCTGTGGTAATTTTACTTTAATACCTCTTATTCTAAATTGCCTTTGTGGAATATTTGGGAACTGCTCTGCTGAATATCGTAATCCTATATAAGCAGACTTAGGAAAGGTTGCAGTTGTTGGGTTTGCTGGAATTAAACTCTGCAACCTGGAGAATGTAAATTCAGTAAATCTTCGAGATCCTTCTTCATAAACATTTTTTCTTTCTGTTTTACGACCTACTTTAAGATCTGCAAAAGGATTTCGGCCTAGTGTTGCATTAGCCCTTAATTCTTGATCTCGTCTTAATACTTGTACTTCTAGCGGAAAATTATCGCTTATTGCTGTATCATCTCTTATTGCAGATGCTGGTATTTGAAACTGATAATCTCTCGCATAAGGTCCGACTGAAATTGCTCCTATACGATCTAAATTTTTTACAAATAACTGATTTCCTGACTTATTTAAAAGTCTTACTTGTGGAAAAATTAGACCTGACAAAAGGTCTGTGTCTGGCTTGTTTTTAAACTCTCCTTCGGTGATATGAAGACCTTGTGAGCTACCGTCAAAAGGGTGTAACTGTCTTATACTTGACCAACTTAAAGTAATAATTATATGGGTTGGCGTGTCATCTTTGGTTAAACCTGCTTGTACCGTGCCAGTAACTTTGTTTGCTTCCATATTTCCATTATTTTTTACAACTGCTGGTGTCAAAGTTTCAGATCGTCTTAAAGTATCTATTCCTGTCATTATTTGTTGATTATCTGCACCTACTCTTAATGCAAGAGAAGTATTAACAATGGTTTCATCACCGCTTTCATTTCTTATAGCTTTTCCATTAAGAAAAATATCTCGCTGTGCCAACTCAATATAGCGTTGTTCATCAGGAGTAAGAGTCGCAACATCATTAGCTCGTGATGGTCCTAAAAGTGAGGTAGGAATTGGTAAACCATTAGCCGAGGGTGTAGCAAAACCTTCAATTTCAGCACCGTCACAAACTAAATCTAAAAAAGTAAAAAATTGAACAGCCCTAATAAAATTTTCTGGTAAATCCTCACTAAGACCCATTTGGGTAACGAGTCTAGAATAACTGTTAATTTCTCTTGCCATGATTTTTAGCTAGGCGTACTATCGCTTACTTCTACTGTATCAGCAGCAGCACTTATAACCACCGAGCCAACTAAAAATTCACCAAAAACTAAGGGAGCAGCACCTCCAGATTTTGTAGTATTTGCAGTTTGACTACTTATAAAAGAACTTATTTCAGGATCAGACTCTGTTACAGATACAACAGGAGTAGGTGCAAGTAAATCGGCTACAAGAGATAATCCACCTACAGCTAATGCAGAATAAAAAGCTTGTAATGAAGTTAAAGCAGGATTTAAAAAACCAGCAAACAAAGTACTAAAAAAAGCTAAAAAGAAATTTCCACTTACAACAGGTATTACTTTTATATCACCTTCGCCTTCAATGACTAAACCTTTAAATGTAATATCTACATCATTCATAAAAACACTGTAGCAAGCTTCGTTTAAATGTTGCTGACAATTTGGATAGTTGGCTTTTATAAAACTATAAACTTGATCTACATTAGAAACATTAGCCTCAAATTCTTTTACTCCTGATAATTTTCTTAGAGGGCCATATAATTTAATTTTTCTAATCATAAGTTTGTCTCTAAAAAACACCAGTTATCATCCTGTATAGAATAAATATACCAATCTGTCATGTATAACTTACAATTTTTTATATCAGCTTCAGATGGGTCGGCATTGCCTTCTACATGAGAATGAATAACTGCAAGTATGTCCGCACCACTATCTTCACAGGCTGCATAATCTAAAGGATCTATAGCAAAGGTAGTTTCTTCTTCAATATGAGATGCAATATTTTTGCAAGGATAAAAAAATTCATTTCCTCCTCTCTCCAATAAAAAACCACAACCCTCTGCTGGCTGGCAATTTAAAAAATGTTTTTTAGCGTCTTCTTTCCAGGTCATACGAAAACAAAAGTGCCACAAGCTGGAAATCTGTCTTTAGTAATTTGTTTTCTCGGTAAAAATAAATCCTCAAAATCAATAGTATTTACTAATTCAAAGCTACATATTTCATTATTTTCTATAACTTTTTTATTTATCTCAAATATTTGTCTTTCTAATTCTTTTGTTGGATCGGGTGTACCAAATGGATTTGTACTGTTTGCAAAATTATTAGCATCTAAAAAACGTGCCATGGTTCTTATTCTTGTTATAGTTGCTTTTTGTAAATCATTGAAAGGTGTTATTTGATTTACTAATTCTAAAATTGTGGAAATATTGCCGACTGTATTAGCAAAAGTTATTGTTGGTCTTGCCATGACTGAGTTATCTCCAGTTTCAAAACCTTCTGCCTGGCAAGCAATGGCTGTATAAGTATTGCCTTGCCATAATAGTTCAGTATTTATTTCATTTGTACCATTATGAAATCTATAGAGCGTTGTTGATGAACCTGTCCCACTAGAGTAATGCAAACCATCAACAAGATCTAACTGAAATAACTCAATTATTGAAATATTTTCTAATTTTTGTAATTGTTCAATAGGAATAGTCATGGCTCAAATACCTCTTCAAATGTTGCTGATATAGTAACTCTGTTTAGATAGACATTTGTTCTACTATACTTTTCACAAATAAATTTTCTTGCTGTGCTTGTAGCTGGTGGTGTAAATGTAAAACTTTCAGCATTTTTTGCTCTCGCATCCAAAAAGTCTAAAATTTTGTTTCCATCAGCAACAGAAACAGGAAAATCTAATTTATAAGATTTTGGGTTTTGGTTCAGGCCAAACGTGTTGCGTGACTTAAAACCATCACCAAACTGAACTGTTATTATTTTTGGAGTAGCATTTTCAACAGAGCTATATTTAGGAGTTGTTGCACCTGTGGTTGTTCCTACATCATTATCATTAAAAGTAGCCATTAAGCAAGTAAACCTCCACTACGTTTTTGTTTCATTATTTCAGATTGTATAGCAGTTGCAAGAGCTTCACCAAATTGTTGACCTTGACCATCAGTTTGAACATTAGAACCAGAAGCATCTACGTTTACTACGATATTAGTTGCACCCATGGCATGATTTGGAGATACTGTACCTGTAGCTCCTGGGGTAAATATCTCAGGACCTCTTTCTCCTACTAAATAAGATTTACCTTTTTGTGCTGGACCACCATTAGCTAAATGTCTTGTTAGATCATTTGCAGTTGCTCCTACACCTACACTTCTCATTCCTGCTGGATTACTAGGCATAAAAGATCCTTGAGTTACTGCTCCTCCTCCTCCTCCAAAAATACCTGCAAATAAACCAAGCAAACCTTGTTGAAGTTGGATCGCTGCCATTCGTGCTGCTGATTCTATGAAATGATTTACTATTGAATTTAACATATTTCTAAAAGCATCATTAATAGACATTGTTCCCCTAATAATTCCTTCAAACGAACTTTGAAATGATTGAGCCATTGATTGAGATAAGCTGATAACTTGAAAAACTGGATTTTGTAATTTCAACATTTCATCTTGCAAATCTTTTACTTTGTCATTGATAGCAGAAAAAGCTAAAACTCCTGATTGTCCAAATTGACCTTGAGCTTCATTAACTAAATCAAGTTGTTCTCGAAGAATTCTTAGACCTTCAATCGTATCTTTAATGGTTTGATCTTCTGTTTCAGCAAATGTTTTTTCTAACTTTTTAATACGATTTTGAATTACTTCATCAGCAGTTTTTAATCTAAAGCCAGCACCTATTCTACCAAAAAGACCAATTTGTTTTGCCTGTTCTATTTGATCTCGTTGTCTTGCTTTAATTTTTGCTCTTATCAGTGCTAACTCTATAGTTTCAGCACCATTAATAAGGTTTTGTTGTAATAACTGTGTTGCTTGCTGATCTCCAATTTGTTTTCTTGCTTCAAATATCTGTTGTGCCAGTTTCGCTTGTCTATTAGAAGCTCCAAGTCCTTGGAACGATCCACTGTCTGCTCCAAATACTTCTACTAATGATTTTCTTAGTCTAGGATTATCAAATTCTTTAAAACCTTCTAAAAGCCCAAA